TATTTTCGGTATTTTCATTATCAAAATTATTAACTAAATATTCTATATATTTAGATTTTGGATTATAATATTGATCTAATAATAAATCAGCATAAATTTTTAGTTTTTGTTTAATTTTATAATTCTTATAAAATTTAATTATTTTATTTACATAATAAGAATAATATTGGCATATTTCATTAACATAATATATATTATATGAATTATTACATAAAAAACAAATAATAATTAAATCCATAGTATTTCTACATATAGGACATATTAATCTAGTATTATGATAATTATTAATAATTGAAAAACAATATGGGCAAAAAATTAAATCCTTATTATGATGATAACAATGCATAGTGTGATAATATTTCTGATAATATAAGTATATTAAATCTTAAATAATAATATTAAAAAATATTAATTTATTATTTTTATTAATATAAGCAATTTTTTTATTTTTATATAAATTAACATTATCAAAATTATTAACTAAATAAATTAAATATTTTGATTTTGGATGATAATATAAATTTAATAAAAAATAAGAATATAAATATAAATTTTTTCTAAATTTATATTTTTTATAAACTTTAATAATATAATTTATAGCATGTTTTTTTAATAAAATGTTTATTTTATGATTATATCTATATTCATTATTATTTAAGATGGAACTAAATCCAAAATAACAAATCATACAACTTATCATTTTTTAATTTTTAAAAATTTTAAATTATTATTATTATCTATATATCCTATTTGTTTAATTGTATTATTATCAAAATTATTAATTAAATATTCAATATATTTAGATTTTGGATTATAATATTGATCTAATAAATATTCTGCATATTTATTAATTTTTTTTTTTAATAAATATGTTTTAAATAATTTAGATATTGTATCTACACATTGATAAAAATATGGACATAATTCCATATTTTCATCTAAACTATACATATCTAGACATAATTCACAAGTAAAATGCATAGCATCATCATCCATACATAATTCACAATAATTTTCATTAAATGGATCAAATTGATCATAACCGCATCTATTACAATAAATTTCAGAGTATTCATGATAAAATGTAAACTCCATTGTTATATCATTTTAAATTTGATTATATTTCAATTTTTTAATTAAATCTAAATTAGATTTAAAATTATTTTTTATCATAAAATCTTCCATATCTGTATTAGACATAGATTTATTACATAAATTACATATAGGTACTAAATTTCTAATATTACATTTACCACCTTTAGAACTTGCAATTATATGACCACATTCAAATGTAAATGCATTAATATAATTAATATTACAACATAAACATCTAATTTGATTTTGATTTTTACAATTAATAGTCCAAATTTGCTGTCTTAAACATTGAGATATTTTTTCTTCAGAAATATAATCAGGAAATTGATCTATATATAAAAACCACTCTTTAGGAAGCATACCAAAATATAAACAATTATTATCTTGAATAATTTTTATAAGATTTTCATTATTAACTTTACTCTTTGAAGGAAACCAATTAATATTCTGTTTTTTATAATTTTTATTTAAATCTAATATGATTGTAACTAAATCTTCAATATTTTTTATATTATCTTTTTTTTTATCATAAATAATTTCTAAATGATCTAAAAATAAATTATTATTTAAAAAAGGTCGTCTACGTCCATTATATTTAAATGAATTTGGATATTTTTCCATAAAATATTTATGTGTTTCTATAATAATATTATTTTTTTGAGTTATATCTTCCATTTCAACATCTTCATTATTATTTAAATATACATCATGTACTGTCATATTATCATTAATTAATTTAAAATATATATCAATTTCTTTTTCTTCATGTGCTTGAATTTCAACAATAGGTATTTTTTCATCTAAAAATCTAGTATTATTTTTATATACATTTAATCTATGTAATCCATCAATAATATATTTTTTATTATTAAATAAAACAAAATAAATAGGAGTAATAGGCTTAAATGAAAAAAACATATGTTTATCTAAATGTTTAATACGATCATGTAAACTAATTCTTTGACATTTAGGAATAGTATAAATATTAATAATATCTTTAACCTTAACTAAAGAATATTTAATATTTTGATATTTAAAATTTTGAAACATTTTAATATATATCAGCTATAATTTTAATATAAAATTATGAATCTAATAATAAAGCAATTACAGCTAATATAGATAAGTCTATATTTTTAATTAAATATATAAAATATTTATTATAATTTGTTTTATGTTCATATTCTAACAACTTTGGATTATTACAAAATTGAAGAATATATTGAGATGTAATTTTTCTATATTTTTTAGGATAAAATAAAATAAAATAATTTCTAATAGCTTCTATATTATCTTCATCAAAAAATTCATATAACATTTGCAATCTTATTTTATTTTTTAAATAAAATTTTGTAATTATATTTACTTTAGATTTTAAAACTATTTTTGATTTTTTATAATAATATTTATTAATAAATATTTTATCTTTAATTTTAACATATGATAAAATATTATCAATAATATCTGAATTATCCATTATTATATATAAAAAAATTATAAATAATTCAATTTTTTATAATCATTTAAATATTTATAATTTTTTTATATATAATAATGGATAATGAATGTAATATTATTTAGAAGTAGTTTAATATGTTCTTTAATTCATATTTATTATATAATTTATTATTTTCCAATTAGTAATAATACATTTTTATTATTAATTTATAGTGGAATAATAAGTTCTATAATGAATCATTCATATAATAAATATTATATTCAATTAATAGATCGTATAATAATGCATATAGGAATTTGGTATAATATATATTTATTATATGAATTGAATATGTATTTTAATATATTTTTTATGTTTTTCTGTGGATATTTATATATATTATCTCGATATTTAAATTATAAAAATAAAATTAAAAAAAACATTTATGAAATTCCTCATGCATTATCACATTTCTTATTAACATATATTCATATAAATTTAATAAAATATTATACTCTAGATACTTGTGAGGCTAATCCATAATCTTTTTTTAATACATTTTTATTTTTTTTAATAAAGTCCCAATATAATTTATTAATAATTTCAAAATCATTTTTATCATTATAATTACTCATTTTTTTAATATAATTATCAGAACCTAAATATACTCTAGTCATATATTTAATATTAGTATCTAAAGAATTTATATTCATTAAAATATTAGGTATCATAACCCAATCATAACTATCTATAAAACAAGTCATAAACCAATTATATATATCCTTAAATTTAATATTATACAAATACATTAAATTATTAACAATCATTAATCTTTCAATATGATGTAAATAAGCATAATTTTGAACTTTAATAATTAAATTATTTAATAAATTTAATTCTGTTTTTGCTGTATACCATGATTTTGGTAAATTAGTATTTAATTTAATATAATTAATATCTTGTATTTTATTAGAATAAAATATATAAATAAAATGCATATATTCTCTCCATCCTATAATTTGTCTAATTATACCTTCTATAGAATTAATAATTTCTTTTTTATTTTTAGAATTATTATAATATTTAATAATTGTTTTTATAACTAATTCTGGTGTTAATAAACCAATATTTAATAATGCTGAAATATTACTATGATATCCATAAATTATTTTATCTGATATTGCATCTTGATATTTACCAAAATATTTAATCTTTGTTTTAATAAATGTTTTTAAATGTTTTATTGCATCATTATGAGTACATGGATAATAATATTTATTAATTATTCCAAAATTTTTAGAAAAATTATTATTAATATATTGATTAGCATTTTTTAAATAAATATTATTATATGTTAATATTTTTATTTCTTTTAATTCTTTTGGAAATTTTTCTCTATTTAAAGTATCAAATGACCATTTATTAAAAATTGGATTATTATTTTTATCAACTAATATATTAAATTTAATTCTTTGATATTTATAAAAATCTGATTGATTATAATTATTTTTATTTTTTAATTTTTTATAATTTAATAAATCTTGATATGTATTTAAAAATAAAGGAGAATCTAAATATTGAACATTATATTTATTATATATTTTAATCATATCTTTATCAATAGGATTATACATAGTATATTTAGATTCTTTATTTAATAATTTATTATAATTTATTTCATTATATTTTATATATTTTACTTTAATATTATTACTTATTAAATAATCATAATAATATTGCATTGAAGATATAAATAATAATAACTTTTGTTTATGAAATTTCTTATTAATATAATAAGAATCTTCAATTAAATAAATTATATCATATTTTTTTAATATTTTAATGTTTTGAAATAATTGAGTAGGTAAAATTAAAAATATGTTCATAATTAATTTAATTTATAAATTATACTATAATAAATATCAAAAAAAATATAAACTAAATTAATTATGAATTAAATTATTGTGAATATTCAATTAATTCAATATTAAATATATTTGCAAGATTTTGAACTAAATTAAAATCTCTATATTTAGTTTGATAAATAACTTTTTTAATATTTGCAGCAGCTATTATTTTAATACAATCTTTACATGGAGAAAGAGTACAATATAAAATAGCATTTTCAAATTTATTATTTGAATATATAATACAATTCATTTCTGCATGAATTATCATTGAATGAACTAATTCACGATTAGTCCAGTCAATATCATCATTAATTCCTGCAGGTAATCCATTATAACCAGTTGATATAATTCTATTATTTATTGATGATACTAATATAGCTCCTACTTTTTTTTTATCTTTTGATTTTAGTGATATATTATATGCAAGATTCATAAAATAAGAATTCCAATTCATTTTTTTGTAATAATATAATTAATATAAAATAAATATTCAATTTTTAATAGTTTTATTTTTTATTGATAGGCAGTAAAATTTTATTGAACTTGTAATTTAATATAATTAATAAAATTATTAATATTTGAATTATTTAAATTAGTATCTTTCCAATATGCTAAATGGTAACAATATAATTTATCAATATTATATACATATTCATATGTTTTATTTTTATATTTACCAAATTTAATTATTTTATTAGAAAATAAATTATTCTCATAAGAATTATCATTAATTAATTGTTTTAAATTTTCATAAGAATTATTATATGATATTTTTTTCTTTTTTAAAGAATCTGATTTTTTTTCATTTAATGTATATAATTTATTTTTTTTATCAAATTTATAATTTCCTTTATCTTTTGATTGTAAATAATGATTTTTACATAATTGAATATATTGATCATGCATTATATTATCTAAAATATTTAATTGAGATATATAAATACATCCACATGAATTATAACTTTTATTAACAATATCTGTATTATTAATTTTCATGATCACAGTTTAATAAAATTTATTCGAAAAAAATTAAAAATCAATCTAGTTGATGGAATATGTATATATACTATAATATAATTTTAATTAAATTTTAATTAAAAAAAATATAATTAAATGTATTGTCTACAAATTGGACAGATAATATCTATCTTAGATGAATTTTCTAATAAATTATAAATATATGATATTATACAATTATAATGAAAATGATGTGAACATTTAGTTTGTATACAATAATCTAATTTATTTAAACATATAGAACAATTATCATTTATATCATTACAAAAACTATATTTAATATTATCTTTATTAATTATTTTTTCTAATAATTCTTTTTTTTTATTATGAATAATTAACATTTCTTTTAATAATATAATATTTAAATCAATATCTGTAATATTTTTTCTAAAATCTTCTTTAATTTTATTATGTTTCATAAATTGATTTTTAATATGTTTTTCAGTATGTTTATATTTAATTATTAATTGATTACTTTTTTTAATTATTATATCATTTTTTTTATAAGATTTTTTTATATCTTTTAATAATTTTTCACTATTACAATTTAATTTATTATTAAATTTTTGCAGTTTAAAAAAATCTTTTAATTCATTATGTAATAATTTTATTTTAATTTTATAAATTGATAAATAATAAATAAATAATAAAATTTTATAAATGTTATTATGGTATTTATCTATATTATCTAAATCAATAGTATTATTATATTTAAATAAATATAATATAAAATTAATAGAAATATATTTGATATCTTTTTTATTAAAATTTATATTAGATAAATATTGTTTTAATATATAAATATTATCATTTTCTATTGGATTATCTTTTAAAATTTTTTTAGCACAATGGTTTAAAAGATTATCTAATTTTTCATAATTTTCATTAATATAATATTTATTTAATGATTTAATTTTATTATATTCTATATTTAATTTATTATTAATATTATCTGTAAAAAATATCTTATTAATTTTATTATTTAATAAGTTATTTTTATTTTTTAAAATTAACTTATTTAAAACTTTAATAATTAATTGATTTTTATGATAATTAATAACATTTTTAATTATAGTAAATTTATATTTCTTAATTAAATTTAATTTACTTTCAATAATATTATAAAATATAGTTTCTTGCATTTCTAAAATACTTTCATTCCCTTTTTTTTTCTTTTGTAAATTATTAATTTCTATTAAAGCATTATTAATTTTATTATTAATTTTATTATATTTTACAATATTTTTATAAGATTCTTCATTTATAAATTCCATTTATAACATTATATTATATAAATTATAAAGAAAATATTTAATATTAATAATAATATATCATATTAATAATAATATTTTTAAAAAAATGTATGAGAATATTATAAATAGTTTATGTATTATAGCTTTAATATATATATTATACCAAAGTTATATAGAATATCAAAAGGATTTAGAATTTAAAGATAATTATATAACTGATCATACTGAATTAGAAACTAAATTAGAAAATTGTCAAAATAGTAAACTATATAATATATATAAAAATTTATCTAAAGAAGATAAAAAATTTTTAGATATTTATATTAATTATGCTAGATTAAAACAAAAAAATAATAAACCAAAATATAGTAAATTATATAATGGTATTAAAAATCAAATTATATTTAGTAGTATATTAACATTTTTATTAAAAAGAAATTCCGGAAATATACTTTCATCTTTAAGACAAAATACATTACAACAATTTGGTACACATTTTTTATAATTAAAAAAATATTAAATTAATATAATATAAATTATGACAACTCTAATAAT